CTCATGCCGAGTGTGGGCACCATGGTCATCGGGTTCTTCATAGATGGAAGAGACGCGCAACACCCTTTCGTTGTCGGAACGATACCGGGTTTCAATGCCGCGCTACCAGCAGGTTCACAGACGCCTTATGACGACTCTTACATGTCTTCGGGCGGTTCCGCATTTTCCGACTTTGGGCACTGGAACGGTGGTATCACAGATCATGCTGCAGCATCGCCTTCTCTGCCCGAACAAGCAGCGATTGCGTCACAGACTCATCAATCCGCACCGGTGGGCCCCGAATACTCATTCGAACAACTGCCAATCGCATCGGGGGGAGAACCCGACAGGTTGGCGGTCATGCAACCCAACCCCGACGCATCGAATATTCAGGTCGGGGGCGACGGCAACATAGAACACATTTCCCTTATGCACCGCGACGGTTCGCACATGCAGATTGACGCGATGGGCAGCATAAAACTGGGAAGCAACCACATCGTTCAAGCCTGGGGCAGCGATATACAAGTTCGGGGAGACACCCGTGTTGACATATCAGCAGGAGAGAACTGCACCATCACGGTCCAAGGCGGCAAGGCGACCGTTTACGCGGCTGACGTGGAGATAGTGTCTAGAAACGACATAAACTTTGTCGCTTCCGGGCGAATCAATCTGAATGCCCGCGAAAGTGTAAACATCCGAGGCGCGAGTGTCAACAGTTTTGCAACAACCGATGACGTTAACATTTCAGCCGCGGCGAGAATACGAGTCGGCGCATCGGGCGCGTTGTCTCTGACATCGAGTGGCGGCAACGTCAACATCAAGGGCACAGAAGTTTACATAGACGATGTGGTTCGTCTCGCAGAAGGGGGTGACGCGGAGACACCACTTCCGATAGACGAAGCCATCATGCCGCCGGTGACAGAAGGAAGAGTTTCTTATCGCAACGCAGCGACTGCCTCGGGTGTGGGCCCGCGCGGCCCATCGAACATTGGCGGTTCCGATGTGACATACGGCGAAGGTGCAGGTGAGAATGACGGCGGTGCAGGCCCTACACCTATATTCGACGGTTCTATAGGAGAATACTCACTCACCGATGCGGAAATACAAGAAATCATAATCGAAGAAGCCACCTTGCGAGGTATCGACCCGACCGTGGCAGTGAGAATATATCAGTTCGAAGGGCGCGGTGGATATCAATCGAGCATCCCGCGGTCTGGAAACGGATCGCTGAACGGTTTAGAGGCTTCTTTCGGGCCATACCAACTTTACACTGGGGGTGGGCTAGGCAACGAATACGAAAGACTGACAGGCAGATCGTTGATACAAGATAACACACCGGATGGGATAAGAAACCAGGTGAGGTTCGCATTGGACCAGGCTGCGCGCGGCGGATGGTCGCCTTGGTATGGAAGAATACCTGCCGGGGTTAGTGAAAACGAAGGTCTGTCGGGTGCACAACCTGTCAACAACTGGAACTAACAGATGACTTGCAAGAACGTATACACATCAAATCTCACTGTCGCGCTCAACAACGCAACCGCTCTGAACTCCACTTTGAGTTTGGAAACCGCGACTGCATACAACCCACTTCTCGGGCGTGACACCGAAAAGGTCAACCTCATTCAAAACCTGGTCAACTCACTTGTCATCTTTCTGACTGAGACTCGAAACGAAGTGGAAGCGTTCGACTACCGCATTGACGACACTGAAGTGGTGTCCATTCCGATTCGAAACGTCAACATCGAAGAATATCCATATTTGAGAGATCGAGTAAGGCAACTCCGTCTTACAAACTACGATATCGCAGACTTCATCGTTTCGACAAGGAACAACGAAACCGATATTCTGGAAGTCATAATAGAAACACCCGCGCAGGTGTTGGAAGAGATAGATTACTGGCTCAACAACGACTATGCAGCGACCATATCGAGCAACTTCTGTTCGACATTCGCGAGCGTCTTTTCCAAAATCTATAGTGCGATACGTTCGGCGGCGAACACGATCAACGATTTGCAGAACTTCAATCTCAATGAGTTCTTCGCGGACTTCGTGAGTCGATTGCAATCGATGAAGGAACTGATATTCAAGATCATCGATGGGCTGGTTGAAAGAATACGCGAACAACTGACAAGAGTCTTTACCGAAACGACCGGGCGCATTACCCAATCGAACGCGGGGGTAAATCGAATCGTTCGACTCTACAATGAAATACGAAACATCTATCAGGAAAGAGGTGTTGCGGGAATCAAGGAAGAGATCGAAAGAATCATTGCCAACATGGCAAATCAGTTCGAAGAGTTGACCGCTGACAACATAGAACTGATTCTGTTTCAACTCTGTCAGATGATACAATCGGTTCAGAGTTTTTTCAACAGCCCATTGGAGTACTTCAAGAACTACATCAACGGAGTGAACAACTCACTGTCGATATACAATCTCAACTACCAGAGGATTGCGAACGAAAGAAGAGAGACTTCGGGCATTGGTATTCCCAGAGACGAAGCGGATGATATTGCTGCGGCCGCAATGAGCGGAGACGTTCCTAGTTATAGAGTCGGTGACGCATTCATACGAAGTAGAATACCCATACACCCCAGGTTGGTAAGAACTGCGACCAGTTTTACATTGGAACCTGCGAATGCTGGCCCGGGAAACTATACTGCTGTATACAACCGATACCTCAATATGGGAAGCAACGTAATAAGAATGGGCAAACAGTTTCCATACAACAACGAAAGTTTTGACAGTGGGTGGCGACACGAAGCACTAATGCAAATCGTTTGGCCGAGAGCGTATCTGATAGGAGAACTGTTAGGGGCTCAGTTGACAATAAACAGCGCATATAGAAATCCGCCGAAAAATGCAAACGTTGATGGGGCGACCAACTCAAACCATATGAGAGGATTTGCATTGGACATCGCTAACGGCAATCACTCTACAGGAGAACTTGCTGGATATGCCGCTATACTAGGTTTCGGGGAAATAATTTTCTACAACAGTTTCATTCATATAGGGTTTCGAACTCACAGTCGTCAGTCGGGCATTTCTTATAGCCCGGAAATGGAACAACGGGCAATGCAGTTTGCCTCTAGATACTACACACCAAGAACTACCGGCAGTGTGCCGTTCTGACCCGATAGGAGACAACAATGGTCGGTTTACTCAATCTCACAAACAGACGGGAACTCTATGCAGACTTCCACAAAGACCTGACTCTGAACCCGGTCAACTCGGACCTTGCTCGAAAGATCAATGAGGAAGCCGTCAAGGAATCCATCAAGAACCTTCTGTTGACAAACCAAGGCGAACGGCTTTTCAACCCGAGCCTCGGGTCCAACCTTCGAAACATCATCTTCGAAAACCTGACTCCCGATGTTGTCGTCATCATCAAGGAAATGGTCCGAGAGACGATTGAGAACTACGAGCCCCGATGCAATCTAATCGAAGTGAATGTCACATCTTCCATAGACGGCAACGAAGTCACGATAACGGTGGTGTTCAACGTCATAAATATCGAAAAGCCAATCACGTTGAACGTAACACTAAGCAGAGTAAGATAAATGAGCAACATCCAGTTCACCGATCTAGACTTCGACCGTATCAAAATCGCTTTGCGGCGATACTTGGAAGGGCAATCGAAGTTCAAGGATTACGACTTCGAAGGCTCGAACATGTCGGTGCTACTCGACGTTCTGGCTTACAACACATTCCAAAACAACTTCTACACGAACATGGCGATATCGGAAATGTTCCTCGACTCCGCACAGTTGAAGGACTCGGTCATATCGCACGCCAAGGAACTCAACTACCTGCCGAGTTCGCGGAAGTCGTCGCAAGCGTATCTGGACGTGACATTGAACGTCACAGACGAAGCGCCTGTTGTGACGATACCTCGAAACACTCGCTTCCTCGCCCAGTGTGGAACGATGACTTACAACTTCATCACCGAAGAAGCGGTTGACGTTTTTCCAGCCGAAGGAATATGGAAATACACGGGGCTTCCGGTGTTCGAAGGAACCGCAAAGACGGAAGTCTACCGTGTCACAAACGACACATCGATCAGGTTTGTCATCAACGACCCGAACGTGGACTTGAACTCTCTTAGAGTCACAGTCCGAACAAACGCGAACGCTGATTCAGCGGCGACTGAATACCTTTTCAAGCAGAACCTCTTTGGTGTTTCTGCAAACGACCCCGTGTTCTATGTGCAACCATATCCCGGTGACCGATACGAAGTCGTCTTTGGGCAGAACGCATTCGGAAACCAACCGATCAACGGAAACGTGATAGTCCTTGAATACAGATCAACAGCGGGCGAAGAAGCGAACGGAGCAAATCTCTTCACGACTTCGAGTTTGATATCAGGATACTCAGCCATCGTTCAAACGACGCGCGACTCATCGGGCGCGCTCACAAGATCAGAAGGCGGTGCAGAAAGAGAAACGCTAGAGTCCATCAAGTACTTCGCTCCGAAGTCGATACAGATACAGGACCGAGCAGTCACAGAAAACGACTATGAAATCATCCTTCGCAACCGCTTTCCGGAGATACAAGCAGTCTCGGTTTACGGCGGAGAAGAACTTGACCCGCCGCGATACGGGCGAGTGGTCATCGCAGTCGATGTGAACAACGCTGACGGGGTGTCAGACTCCAACAAAGTGAAATATGAAAACTACCTGAGAGAGCGTTGCCCGATAGGCATCGAACCGATAGTCGTATCCCCGAACTTCCTCTTCCTCTCGGTGAGTTCGAAGGTCAACTACAACGTCAACCAGACAAACAAGACGACTTCAGACATTCGAACCGCGGTCCGAAGTGCGATATCGAACTACTCTGTCGAAAATCTGTCGGACTTCAAGGTCACGTTCCGATACTCGAAGTTCTCGACCGCAATCGACAACGCGGATGCGAGCATCCTGTCCAACCTGACCGAAGTCTTGGGGATCATTCCTCTTAGCCCTCTTGTCGGAGAGACGATAAACACGGTCATCAACTTCAGAAATGAACTCTACCTCGACCCGCCGCTGACTACGGATGAGGTCATTGCGACACATCAACCCGCGGTGAGAAGTTCGGTTTTCACATACAACGGAACTCCAAACTGTTACCTGAGAGACGACGGCAACGGCGTTCTGCAAGTGATACGAAACAACAACGACACATTCATCTACCTGAATCGAAACGTCGGCACTGTCGATTACACAACAGGGCGCATCGTCATACGAAACCTCAAAGTCGACTCTTACACAGGTTCAGAAATCAAACTGTTCTGCAAACCGAAGAACCGAGACATCAGCGCGCCTAAGGATCGAATCATCACCATTCGCGAAGAAGACATATCCGTTGAAGTTACCGGAGTCAGACAATGACAGACGTTTTCGATAAAATCTCACACCAGATCGAAACGCAGTTCCCTTCCATCTATAGAACGGATGGGCAGGAACTAATAACATTCATCAAGGCGTATTACGAGTTTCTCGAAGAATCCCCGAAGTACTCTCTTTACCTCAGTCGAAAGATGTTCGAACTGAGAGATATAGACGAGTCTCTAGATGACTTTGTGAAGTACTTCAAGAACAAGTATCTGGATGATTTCCCTTTCATATCAGCGACCGACAATCGGTTTCTGATAAAGCACATCATGGACTACTACAGAACCAAAGGCTCAAAGCAGGCTTTGGAACTGCTCATGCGCATGATGTTCAAGGAAGAAGCGGAAATCTACTATCCCGGCGACGATGTTCTGAGAGTTTCAGACTCGAAGTGGTGGGTTCCGAGATACATCGAAGTCTCGAAGTCGTCAAGAACAAAGTCGTTCCTCGGAAAGCAAATCATCGGTTCAAGAAGCGGCGCGAAGGCTTTCGTTGAAGGCATAGTTCAGAAACGAGTTGACGGAAAGATCATCGATGTTCTCTACATGAGCGAACTGAGAGGAACGTTCATAACGGGAGAACTTGTTAGCGACGATGGCGTTCTGCGCGGAGCGCCTAAAGTCACGGGTTCACTCTCGGCAATCGACATAGAGATAGGCGGGCGAAACAACGCAGTCGGAGACATATTCGATGTTGTCACTGACCAAGGGCGCCAAGGCAAGGTTCGAGTTGTCGAAACGGAAGACGCGACGGGGCGCGTGGACTTCAAGATACTCGACGGGGGTTTCGGATACACAACCGATGAGTTCACCGACGTTTACGTTTCGGACGCCATTCTGTCCGTTGACAACTCAAACACCACTCTCGACTTCGTGAAATACGAGCCAGTCATTCAAAGAATAGAGACTATTCGTGCTTTGAGTGCCGCGACATTCAACGTCGGTTCTGTAGGCGACACGATTACAGGTAAAACCGCGGCAGGTGTCACAGTCGCAAACGGTGTTATCATATCAATCGCGAACACCGACGGCAACTACAACATTACTGGATTGCCGAGCAGCAACTCGATAATCAAGGTCCAGTTGGTTGACAATACATCGTTCGACACACAATACAGAATCTACCTCAACCCGTATCGCGCTTTCGCGGTCGGAGAAGTAGTCGAAGAGGAAAGTGAATACACGGTCACAGTCGGAACCGTGACCGGCGGCCCGTTCACGATAGGAGAGACGGTCGAACAGAAGACATTCAACGAATACGGCACAGAAAGGACCGGCGTGACGAGCACTCTGTCAACTGGCAACACGACGATACTTGTTGCAAACACGAGCGGGCTTGTTCCAAGGCAGACGATAACGAAGACAGGCGGCACAGGCGTATTCGCGAACAATACGGTCATACGATCAATCGCGAACTCGACCGCGATAGTGTTGAACTTCGCACCGACGACTTCAGGTTCGGTCACTTTCAACATAGGCAAGTATCTCACCGTGAACTCATACGGGTTCGGAGTCCTATCATCGACCAATGGCAGCATATACACGGTCACTGATGCGTGGGGAGATTTTGAGGCAGGCGCGACAAGAACGATAGTCGGAAAGACATCGGGAGCATCCGCGATTGTCAACAACGTCGCTGCTGGAACCTCGGCACTCGGTGCATCCGCTTTCGTCACCGCGACAGACGCGGGCACCAGTTCCATCATCGTGAATGAGATAAACGACCGGTCAAGCGGCGCGCGAGTCTTCAACGACGGCAACAAGATTCGAGGCACGAGAACTCGACTCATATCGACAGTGAACACTGCGATAGACTCCGGTGCGACTCTGATTTACTTGAACGGAAACAACGCTGCGAACGGTGTCATAGACAGCGCAGAAAAAACTTTCGTGGAAGGTATCATAGTCGGTTCGAATACGACGGCAGTCGGCGTATTCGGAAACACAGGCCCGTTCTTCACAGACGGAAGCAACAACTTCTTTTTGGAGACCGCGCGGTTCCGTTTTCCACCCGAACTGGTTCCTCAATACCCGAACAACCAAGTCATAGAACTCAAGAAGCCGATAACCGAGATATCGACCGGTGACGATGCTGACTTCGACATAGGTTTCATCGAAAACACCGAAGTCGTCAACCTCAATGTCGACCAGATAGATGACCTGAACATCGCGGGGATACCTCTATACAACGTTTACCTCTCGGGAAGGAACTCCGGAGTCGGTTTCGTTGATAGCATCACAGTGAACAGTGGCGGAACGGGATACTCGAATGGTGCCGTTGTGACATTCGAAGGCGGCGGTTTCTTGGGAGGCAATCCTTTCATTCCCGCAGAGGGTTTGGTGACGACAACAGGCGCCGGTGCCGTCGATTTCATCACTTTGACTTTTCTCGGGGAAGGATACTACGACACTCCGACGATCACGATACCCGGAGGCACAAACGCAAACACTACGGTCAATATGGACTTTGGTTTTGGCT